ATATTTTACTTTTCACTCCGTCATAGGTATAATCAACTGTGTAGCAGTTGCAAGTAATACTTTAAGTTTAATGTATAGGTTTGTCTTTCTTGTCTGAGAGAGCATCCATCAGGCTAATGACCTTGTCAGCCAATTCACCAGTAGACTTCTCTTTCTTCTTGGTTGTCTTTAGTTTGGGAATCTCTTCATAGAACATAGTAGCCAGTTCTACATATTCATTAGCAAACTCTTCCCTAACTTTATACATGAACTGAATCTCACTCTTCTTGAAAGTGACAGAAGTCATATGAACAATCGTCTGAGGAATGTATTCCCTCATTGCAATGATCTGCCTACCTTCATCAAAGAAGGTTTCGATATCCACGATCAAGGGTTTGTCGATCTTAACCGAGTTTTCCGTTTCCGTGATATAGCCAACGATATCGTCTCTATTCTTGAGACGAACAAACATTAGTGGCTTCATTTTACAATCCTCACTTTAATGATCTTGATCGGGAATTCTTCTTTCTTGAAGATCTTTTGTCGTTCTTCAAAATGTCTTAGAGAAAAATTTACTCTGCTGTTGTGTCGTAGGTCATCGCCAATATCATACAGCGCTGCTTTGTCCTTACCCTCACCAAGTCTCAATCCTCTTCCTACGGATTGCAGACTTCTAATCTTACTCTTAGTCGGTGACGCGAACACTATATTATGTAGTCTTTTGATATTGATGCCCGTTGAGAAAGTACCGAAAGATGCTACGATGATTGCATCATTCTCTGACTCAGTGATACGTCTAATTTCTTCGCGATCATCGACGTCAGTATCGCCGTGGACAAAGAATACTTTACGTCCAAACTCAGCTTTCTTCTGTATCATATCATATAGTATTTTACCGTGTTTGTCTACATAAGTAAACAAAATCAAGGTGTTACCTTTCAAGGACAAACCTAGATTACGAATGAACTTGTTTCTTGGTTCATACCCAACTAGAAAGTCTAATTCTTCCTGATAGCTAGTCTTGCTGACCATCTTGCACAATTCTTCTTCATACTCAAGGATGATGCCCTTGATATCGATTGGAGACAATTGTTTGCGATCAATTAATTGCTTAGTCGAAATAATTTTTTTAACTGGACCGAACAATCCCTCAAGAACAAGCTTATTCAGTTCCTCGCTGTTTACGGTTCCAGTCAATCCAATACGAACATCACAGTTGACTAGCTTGCTCATCAGATCCACTAACGAATCTGCTTTGAACGTATGAGCCTCGTCACCAATGATAAAGTCAAACTGCTTGAAGTATCTCTTGGGTAGATCATAGATAGATTGCCAAGTCGATATCACCAGCGGTGCAGTAGGTTCCTTGCCTTGGCCACCGTAGATCTTCTGGCAGTGATCTTCTACATTCCAACCATATTCCTTGAAATCCTTATACATCTGCTCTACCAACGAAATGGTAGGAACAACTAGCAATCCTTGCTTCTTGTTCTGTAATAGATGACGAGCAATCAGATAGATGATCAGAGACTTGCCTGATCCAGTAGGTGATTCGATTACTGCTCTACGTCTACTTAGGGCATGCGACGCGGCATACGCCTGATAGTCTCTAGGCTCAACGGTGAGATTGATTGCCTTGGTGAAGTTACTGATATCTACGGGATAGAATTCCTCAGAATCAGACTCATAAGTATAACCCTTGCGCTTGGCATACTCTTCAACGTACCGCGCCAGCCCATGATAGATTTGTCCATTCTTTGCATTGAACAATCTAGTCTTACCGTCCCAGTGGCGCATCTTGTATGCCTTACTCCACTGATAACCTGGCTTCATGTAAGTGAAGAAATCGCTGAGTTCTTGTAGAATACCAAGATCGTCAGTAGTCACTCGCGCATGTACGTTATTGATACGTTCAATAGTTAGATCAACCGCCACTTTGGAATCGCTCCCAAGCCATATATTCCTTCAGCTGCCAAGTGCGATTGTTCAATTCTTTCATAACGTATACACAAAAGCTTGAGGCTTCTTCGTGATATGACTTCTTTTTCTTAATGCTTCCGATATCACTATCACCATCTAGATATGCGTTGATATCGGTCTTAAGGACAAACGGAAAGGGTTGCCAACCATACTTATCTAATTCTTCCTTGTCCATTTTGCCGCTATAGTATGCCCACTTAATCTTGCGCATACGATCCAGTTCTAAAGCTTGACGCTTGCTTGCTAGATTGTGCAGAGTGAGGAATTTGTTATACTTGGCGTGTAGAATAGGAATACGCAGCAACTCTCTGCCTGGATCAAGGTTATTGATAACCGCGTCCTTTTCCCATTCTGTAAGAAGAAACTCAAGCGTAGGTGTTTTCATAACAAGACTTCGGGTTAGTTGTAGATTCAACTAGTATACTACAGAATTCCCCAAAAGTCAATTCCTAATTTTTTCGTAGTCATAGTATGAGAATCTGAACGTGGCATCTGATGCTATAACGTTCTCAGCTGTATCTGAAGTATTGATAAGAATGCTTGATAGACTTGTAGGAAATACGTCATACAACTTGATTCTAAAATTTGGATTGTTTTTGTTTGTGTATAGTGTAAGTATTGCGTCTGAATACTGAGGCTTGCCCATAGAGCCAGTGTTCTTCATAACATTTGTTGTTGAGCCACTACCCTTCACAAGATCAAAGTATTCCTTGAAGTCTGTTGGGAAAGTTAGCGCACGAACCCAATCGTGAATCTCTGTCCAAGTTTTGAGATCTTCATCAACAAGAAAAGTTACATTGAAAGTATCATATATGAGTTTCTCGCCAGCAACATACAGATCAATGAATGGAGTCTGTCTTGGCACTTCTGTTACAGATACACCAGGAAAGTTTGCTGACTGACAGAAGAAAGTCAATCCAGGAAGTCTGTTGAATGTCAGTCTAAACTTTGTAGACTGCAATAAATCGATGTTAGCTGGGCTTCTGTTTACTGCGCTCATATTAGATTCCTGCCAGTGGTATTCTATTTAGCCAAAAAGAAGGGGGCTTTACAGCCCCCTTCATATCGCTTATTATTGTTATAACTTACGATTATTTCACAACAACTTACTGTGCAATGTTCAGGACGTTGAACTTGCGATAGTAAACGTTCGTACCAGTTGTGATAGCGCCAGACGACGTACCGCCACCAGTCGAGAATGGATTTGCAACTAGACCGTAACGGGTCTTGAAGCCAATCTTAGGCTGGAAGGTGGTTGGGTCGATAGCACGTACCATCTGTAGAGGAACGTATGGGCAGTAGAACAGTCCAGCGTCATAAGGAGTTGTACCCTTATAACCGACAACCATCCAGTCTGCACCAGTTACCGAGTAAGGATCGACATAAACCTTGATGCGACCGAATAGGACACCTGCGAAGGTATTGCCCGTATCGTCAACAGCTAGGTTCGTGTTGTTGGTTAGTGCCGAGTTGTAGTCAAGTAGACCAGTCATTGCTAGGGCAGATGCAACGTCCGTTGAGACGATGATCATGTTACCCTTGCCGCGACGAGTGTCCTTGGCAATCTTGTTAGCAGCACGCTCTACAGCGAATAGTAGAGACTTGTACTTTTCAACCTGCCAACGACCAGTCGTATCCGTTGCGGACGATAGGTTGAAGGTTGGGTTTGCTACGCCAGTGATACCAACGTTTGCCGATGCGATAACTGTGCGAACAACTTCACGATTGATTTCTGCAAGGATTTCAGTCGATAGGATGTTCGATAGTTCCGTCTCAGCGTCAAGACCGTGAACAGCCTTAAGATCCTGAGCCAGTTCAAGCGTGTAAGCAGCTTGTAGGGCACGGGTCTGTGCAGTTACGGCAACGCGGTCGATCTGGAAGCCCATGTATGCCATGGTAATATCTTCACCGTAAGCAGTGCTGAATGCATTACCAGTGTTAGATAGTGCAGCATTAGCAATGTTGACGGTTGACGATCCAACTCCACCACCGATGGCACCCATCGTTAGTTCGAAGTTAGCTGGCGTGTTACCCGAATAGGCAGTGTTAGCTTCGTTGTATAGAGCTTCCGAGCCACGTGCCGTTGCGGTTGCATAGGTTGACTTCATTGCGAAGATCAGACCTGTTGGACCAGTCATTGGCTGAACGCCGCAGATGTCATAAGCCATTAGGTTAGGAAGAGCACGACGTACTAGACCGATCAGAATTGGATCGAATCCAGCAACCGAACCCGTCGCAGTGCCTAGACCTGAGATACCTGCTGCGCCCATTGCGTTAGCTGGGGCTTCCCAAAGATTCTGCATAGCAGAAGCTTCTTGTCTTAGGGCAGTTTCCTGATTCTCCAGAACTAGGGCAGTAACAGCGCGCTTGTATGGGTCGCTGATCTTTGGGAGTTCTGGGTGATCAAGAACAGGAGCCCACTTCTTTGCATGTTGTTCGTTAAGATACATTTATATAATCTCCGTTCTAAAATTAATCACTTAGGTAGTGACTTTGTAATTGCCTTTACATAAT